CAGGCTGCGGGATCGTCGAAGCTGCCATCGGCCAGCAGGGTGCTGCGGGTGGCGTCGCCATCGACGAACTGGGCGGAGGCGCCTGCGGAAACCGCGATCGGGCCGGGCAACCCATCGGTCTCGACATCGAGCGCAGCGCCCTGCGGGGTGCGGAAGATGCGGATTGCCTTCGTGGCGGCATCGCCATGCGACAAGGTCAGGCGGGCGTGGCCGAGATCGCCTGTGGCGGTGATCGCCGCGATGTCCGGCTTGGCCGGCAGCGCGGCGGCATCGACGCCGACGGTGAAGGTCGCAACGCTGGTCCAGGGGCCGTCTGTGCCGCCGAAATCGCTGGCTCGAGCGCGCATCTCGACCACATCGAGCAGCTCGTAGCTGAGCCGGAAGGTCGCCGCGGCGGTGGCCGAGATCTCACGGTTCCAGTCAGTTTGCCCCTGCAGCCGATGCTCGAGCTCGAGCCCGGCGATCAGCGAGGTATCGGCGGAGGCGGCCCCGACGGTCACGGCGAGGGTGCGGCCGGTGTCGCCATAGCCATCCGCCGCGGCCTCGGTCAGCACCCCGCGGAATGCGGGCGGCAGCGGCCCCGTTCCGGTGGCAATGATCTGGCCCACCACGCTGTCCCAGGGCTCGGGTACGAAGTCGGCAGTGAGGGCGTCGATCTCGGGGGCCGCATTGGTCAGCGTCAGGGTGTAGCCGAACTCCTCGCCCGGCTCGACGTCCAGCACCAGCGCCCGCTCGCCAACCTCGGTCAGCGGGCCGAAGCTCACCAGGTCGCCGGGCGCTGGCCGGGATCCGGACAGGATGCGCAGAGTGCGGCTGCGTCCAGGCACGGCCTGCACCTCGCAGAGCACCGTGTCTCCGATGGTGTCGTCGGCATCGAACTGGACGTAGCGGATGCCGTAGGCCTGCCCCGCCTGCATCTCGACGGTCTCGTCGAGCACCACCAGGTCGCCCTCGGTCGAGACCACCCGGCCGGCGGACTGGAAGCGGGCGAGGTTGTAGTGTGAGAGCCAGACCCAGTCGCCCCGGGTGGCGTGGCGCAGAGCGCCGTCCTGCTCAACGGTCCAGCGGTCGCGGCGATGCTCGACGGTCAGCATCTGCCGGTAGATCTCGCGCTGGATCTCCACCGGATCCGTCTTGCCGGCGATGTCCCACTGCTCGATCAGCGTGATCGGCCCACTGTGACCCGGCCAGCGGATCGTAACCTCGGCGTCGGCATAGTCGTTGGTGCGGTCGCGAAAGCGCACGCGCACGGCATGCGGCGGTTTGGGGTAGGTCCGGGTGCCGGAGAAGGCGCGAGAATTGCGCGGGGTGATCTGGTCGACGATAGCCTCGGGCACTCGGTCGATGATCACCGACCAGCGCACGCCGTCGTGCCAGGGGCTGGCGCGGCCGGCCCGGGCGATGGCCTTCAGTCGATCGATCAGCCCCTCGAAGGCGCGGTGCTCGCGATCATAGGTCAGGCCGGTCTCTTCGCAGAAAAGGTACCAATCGCGTATGGCGCTCCAATCGATCTGGTCGTCGGGCACCGGGTTCGGGTTGCTCCAGCCCTGCAGCGCCCACAGGTAGGCGGTCGCAGGATTGCGGCTGGTGCCGTCCGTCCATCTGGAGCCGTTCCAAATCCGCCCGCGGCGCTTCGCCAGTGCATTGAACCCGTCGATGGTACCGCTGATGTTGTTCGTTGCCCGGACGCGGATCGAACATAGCGCCAATGGCGCCGTCATGGCCTCCAAGTTGATCGGGTATTCGGGTCGAAAGCTCTGCAAGGCCGCAAAATAGCACGTGACGCTGTTTCGCGAGCCAGCGTCGCTACTCGAAATCCGGGTGATCCGGACTTCCCATGTTCCTCGCTCCGGCAGGCCCCAGCCGTAGGAGCGGAAGAACGGACCATTCCGTAGCGCGGCGATCCGGAACGCGGGCTCGACGATCTCCCAGCCGCTGGCGCCTCGGCGTCGGTGTTCGATGCGAAACAGAACTGAGTTCGGGTTGAGGTCCCCATCGCTTTCGACGTGAAAGAGAGCTGGCAGGTAGAAGACTATGTTCACCCGAACAGTGTTTGACGCGGTGGTGCGCACGATCGGGGTCTCGACGCGGGTGGAGCCATAGGTGTTGCCTGCTTCATCCTGCGGCAACTCGTAAACGGTCTCGATTTGCTCGACATCTTCGATCACCTGCATCCCGGTGATCGTGACCGGGTCGTCACCCGGCAGACCTTGGCGGAGTTCGATTTGCACCTCGTCGAATTCTTCGATCGACGTTTCGCCAAACCGTAGGTCCGAAAGCTCGAGCGGGCCGTAGCCGAATGAAAACAGCGCCCTCAGATACTGCTTGTCGCCGACGATCTCTTGGTACGGCGTAACCACGTAGACTGGCGCCACCCGCATCTCGCCGGCCACATCCTGCACCGTCTCTCCCGGGATGGCTTCGTTCGTCCAGCCTTGAAGGCTGTATCCTTTCTCGGCATCCCGGGGCCCCTCTGGCGTATCGGGCGTCGGGATCAGCGATGTCAGCGCCGCTGCGCCTAGCGCGGTAACCGCCAAGGCCCCGCCGATCGCCAGCGCGTTGATGGCAAAGGTTCCGAGGGCTGTATTTGCGGACAGGAACAGCGCAATTTGCATCCCGACATATGACGCGCCCGGCACCAGCCTGATAGTCAACTCGGTCCCGGCATGGGGCCGGATGCGCGGCCACCACGCGCGCGGCACCACCTGCCAGGCGTCGCCCCTGCGGACGCTCAGCCGGACCCGATCGAGCGCAGCCTCGGTTGCGCCTGGCAGCGCCTGGTGGACTATCTCCTCGAGCGTCAAGAGCGGCACGACATCGAAGTTGCGGCGCTGATCGAGCATGCCGCGCACCTCAGTTACGTGCACGCTGTCAGCGGTGGCCGAGGCCACCGGGGCGGTGGCGGGCGCGGTGGCGGTCGATGACCCGGTGTGGCGATAGGCGCCGACGAAGCGGCTGCGCCACATTGGATCCGCGATGCGCTGGATCACCGCCTGACCGCCGTGCGAGACATGCAGCATCCAGCTGTCGTCGATCGCCACGGCCATGTGCATCTCATGGCCGCCGACGCGGAACAGCAGCCCGTCGAAGGGCGCGATCTCAGCCACGCGGTGCCACGGGCCGGCCTCGCGATCAGCGCGGATCAGCGCGGCCAGTTCGGCCCGCTCGGCCGGGTCCGGTGCCGCGCCATAGGCCGGCAAGTCGATGCCCAGCTGCTCGGCGTAGACCAGACGCAGGAGGCCCCAGCAGTCCAGCCCATCGCGCTCGCGGCCGCCAGCCCGGTAGGGCAGGCCCACGTAGGATGCCGCCCAGCCGGTCATCGGTGCAGCCCCGGAAAGCGGTCCTTGTCGTAGCGGTCCTTCGACACGCCCTCCTCCTCGATCATCTCACGGCTGGATGTCAGGGTGACCACGTCGTCGTAGCCTGCCGAGTACAGCAGGTGGCCGAGGTGCTCGTACTCCGGCAGGTCCGGCGAGGAGGCCATGACCACCGCCATGTCGACCCGCGCGGGGGTCGAGACCGAGCGCAGCACCTCGACGGTCTCGGCGTCGTAGAGGTGCAGCGTCATCCGGGTCTCCGCCGGGGCGCCGTCCTGATCGCCAGGCAGCTGAAAGCTCATGGCCGCGAAGAGGAAGGGCGCCGAGGCCGGGTCGCTGTCGCGCCAGCGCGACCGGGTGCCGTAGAGCAACGGCTCGATCGACAGCCGCTCGGTCGGGTCCGAGCTGAAGCGGTAGGGCGTGGCGAAATCGGGATGGCTGATGTGCATCAGCACCACCGCCACCTCGTCGGATTGGGGGTCGGCGTCATGGCGCCGCCCGGTGATCGACAGACGGCGGCTCATGGCATGTCCCAGACGGAGAAGGACACCGGCATCTCAGCGCCTTTCAACGGCCCTTCAACAGGGGGCTCATAGCCCCATTGGCACAGCATCAGGCGTGTGCTCAGGATCGGCGCGTCGGTATCGGTCAGCAGCGGATTGCCGGTCTCGTCCAGCAGGGCGATGCCATCCCATACCGGGTCGGGCATCCAGAATGGCCGCGTGCCGCCGGCCAGATCATGCTCGTAGAACTGGTCGAGAATGGCCAAGCGCTGCCGGTCGAGGATCAGCGTCAGCTGGATCAGCCGGGCGCGGCTCGAGGACTTGCGCCCCATGCGCGGCGGCATGACTTCACCCTCTCGGAAGCGGCGCCCGTCGAGACGCTGGACGCCGAGCGCATTGCGCAGCGGCGGAGGCAGGGTCGCGGGCCAGACCGGCAGCGTCATCGCGGTTGCCTCCTCTGGCGCAGGCCGAACTGGCCGGCGAGGGTTTCGCGGGCGCGACCGCCGCGGGCGTTTATCCCCTCGGCCACCGCGTCCGACAGAATGAACCGCTGGATCCGTGTACCGTCGGGACTGGACCGTTCCTCCCCTTGCTCGATGGCGATCGGGGTTCGCGTCTGCGGCAGGAGCTCGATCTTGGCCGTGGGGGCCCTCCAGCCGCCGGCGCCGCCATCGACGGCTCCACCCCGGGCAAATCCGGGCAGCGCTGCGCCGGCGTTCATCGCCTCGAGCAGGGCTCGGTTCTTCTGGGTGGCCTCAGCGTTCATGATGAATTCCCCGGCGCTGACCCGCACCAAACGCTTGTCGGCCCGCGGCCCTCCCGGTCCATGGATCTTCCCCTTCGGCGAGAAGGGGTCGCCCCCTTCGGCAAATCCGAAGAGAGAACCGACCAATCCCAGCAGACCGCCTGCTTGTCCGCCGGAACCGCCTGCCAGTCCGAAGAGGCTAGCGAGCGGCCCCTCGCCGAGCAGCAGTGCCTGCCATGCCGCGTCCTGCAGGCTTTGGGCCAACCGGTCCCATGCGCTGGCGGCGCTGTCGCCGCCCTTGACGAGGTCCGGGATCAGATCGGCCATGGAACTGCGGAAATAGTCGGAGGTCTCCGCCGCCCGGCGTTTTGCCTGCTCTTCCAGTTCGATAGAGCTGATCAGCCCGGTCAGTTCGGCGCGCTCGGCGTCCGTGGCCTTGGCCAGGTCGTCGCGGTGCCGGATCAGCTCCTGCTGCACCGGGTCAGCGGTGCGCAGGATCTCGAGTTCTTCGCGGTACTGGTCGAGCAACTCTGCAACGGCATCGCGCTCCTTCTTCGCAGCAGAAGCCCCACGCCGGCCACTGCCCCCAGAGCGGCGCCGACCACCGGCGCCCCGGCCTGGTGGGTCCGACTTCGTCGACCAGTTAGGGCCGCGCGAGCGCGGCCGGTTTTCGAGATCCCCGAACCCGAGGTTCTCGAAGCCCACGCCCATCTGGCCCTGGTCGACGCTGGGCAGATTATAGGACAGGCCCGGTTTTTTCGGGGTGACGTCTGGCAAGCCCGCAGACTGGTTCAGGGCTGCGTTGTAGCGTTCCGCCTCATCCGCGGCGAACCCCATCATACCTGCCAGAGCCGCTGCTTGCCCACTGAGGCCTGAGAGGTCGGCATTGGCAGCCGCGCGTTGGAAGTCGGCCATGGCCTCGAAGGCCGCCCGGACCTCGTCCTTAAGGTCTTCGGCCGCTCCCGAGGCGGCGAGCGTCTCTTCGAGCGCCTGTCGTTCGGCACCAATACGAGCTTCAATGGCCGCAACGCTGTCTTGGCCGTGCTTTAGTTCGACCTGGGCCACTGCGAGACGCGAGTTCATGGTGTCGAGCGTCGCCTGCAGCGCTCCGCGTTCCTCGATCCGAGCCGATGCGTATTCACGAACCCGATCTACGGCCCCGCGCCAGCCCTCCTGAAGTGCTCGAAAAACCGCGTTTCCCGCTTCTTCCCCGCGGCGCAGCGCACGCTCTGTGTCGAGTACGGCGTCGCGGAATGCTCGCTGTGCTTCGGCCACGCCCTCGATCGAAGGGTCGATGCTTTCCACCGCGGCTTTCAGCCGCTCGATTGCTCGGATCTGATCCCCAAAGGTCGCGGCAGTGTCGAGATCACGAAACGCTTCTTGGATCAGAGCGC